ACCTGTGGGGATCACACTGATCCCCAAGTTGGTGTAGACTATATGAAGATGGTCCTGGAAGCCCAGGACATCGTTTCTAACGAATTCGTTCGTCCACTTGAGTGATTTTTGATGTCTCGTAATGATTTTCTTTGGGTCGAAAAGTATCGTCCCAAAACTATTGAAGATTGCATTCTCCCTGCATCGATTAAGAAAACCTTTCAAGAGTTTCTTGATGCAGGAGAACTGCCCAATCTACTTCTTTCGGGTCCTGCTGGTGTTGGTAAAACCACAGTTGCACGGGCTCTTTGTGAACAACTTGGATGTGATTACATTGTAATTAATGGATCAGATGAAGGACGCTTTCTTGACACGGTACGGAACCAAGCCAAAAACTTTGCATCGACCGTCTCACTTTCTTCGAGCGCTAAACACAAAGTCATCATTATTGATGAGGCTGACAACACAACCCACGATGTTCAACTCCTACTACGGGCGAACATTGAGGCGTTTTATGGTAACTGTCGGTTTGTTTTCACCTGTAACTACAAAAACAAGATCATCGAACCTCTGCACTCCCGTTGTGCCGTTGTCGAGTTCTCTATCCCTGGTAAATCCAAACCGGCTATCGCTGGTAGTTTCTTCAAAAGGGTTTGCACCGTTCTGGATGCTGAAGGTGTTACATACGATCAGAAAGTTATTGCGGAACTGATCAACAAACACTTCCCCGACTGGCGTCGTGTTCTCAACGAACTACAACGGTACTCCGTTAGTGGTACAATTGATACTGCAATTCTTGCAGAGTTCTCTGATGTTAAGGTAAATGATCTCATTAAAAGTCTCAAAGAGAAGGACTTTGCGGAAGTTCGTAAGTGGGTTGTCAATAACCTCGATAATGACCCTAGTGTTCTTCTGCGCCGTGTTTACGATGCTCTTTACACAGCCGTTGAAGGTCCTTCTATTGCTGCCGCTGTGCTTATTATTGCTAAATACCAGTATCAAATTGCCTTCGTTGCAGATCAAGAGATTAATCTTTTGGCGGCGTTGACTGAAATTATGGTTGAATGTAACTTCAAATGATTCTAAGTGAAAGTGATGCGGTTTATGCCGCAGACAAATTCATCAACTACTTTTCCAATATGGATCGTATTGATGAATATCTTCGTAATGTAAAGATTGAGAGAGTTCTCAATCGCAGCCCTCTTTCTCAGTTCTATGAGGAAGAGGATACTCATGGTATGTTCACTGCTTTTGACATGCATCCAGAGGACATGGATATTGCATGTTACGAAGCTGTAGATTTGAAAAAGACAAGTGGAAAGGTTTCTGGTATCCGATCTCTCAGGGAGTTCAACGAGAAACTACAGATCACTACGTCCCATGCCATTGAAGACTCCGTTCCTGGTAAGTCTCTCAAATGGATGGTCGTGGAGAAGAACACCAATACGATCCTTGGTTTCTGTAGGTTTGGTTCTCCCACAATTAATTCTAGACCTCGCAATGAATGGCTTGGTCAAACTCCAGATCTGGGTATCTTCAACCGACATGCGATCATGGGGTTCATTATCGTTCCTACTCAGCCTTTTGGATACAACTACCTGGGTGGTAAGTTGCTTGCGATGCTTTGTTGTACGCATGAGGTGAGGGAGATACTGAACGCTAAATATGATGCAAACATTTGTCATTTTGAAACTACATCTCTCTATGGTTCTACCAAGAGTGCGTCTCAGTATGATGGTCTGAAACCTATCATGAGATACAAAGGTCTCACCGATAGTAACTTCACACCACTTCTTCATGATCACATTTTCAAGGACTTGAACAAATGGTTCGTCGAGAGGAACGAGGGGGAATCGCTGGTGAAAGCCGACGCATCCAGCCGCAAACTGAAGACACAACAAAGGATGATCGCAATCATCAAGAAGAACTTACCTTCTCACAAGGTTGCGGAGTTCACAACTGCGATTGCAAGTGCAACCGCACTGACTGAGAAGAAACGTACATACTTCTCTGATTATGGATTTGCAAATGTTCGTGAGGTTCTCCGTGGTGAGGAAACTCAACTAGTAGAAAACCCACAGAACTTTGAAAAGTTCTACATGGAAGCCGTGGTTGACAAATGGAAAAAGATGGCTTCCAAACGTTATACAAAACTCAAGAGTGAAGGTAACCTTCGCACAGAACTTGAGGTTTGGACCAAAGATATGGAAATCGATATTATTCGATGACATATAGAGCCGTATAGGGGTTAAGTCCCAGAACGGATGTCGAGTTCTATTAAGTAATTTGTTTTTCTTTTTTCAACCTACACCACCTCCTGTTATCCCTGCTTCTCAGGTGGTAGAACTTCAGGTCATCAGTAAGTCCTGGAAGTGCCCCACTTGTAACAAGAACGAACAGTATGTTCTGGATCAACTTCAGGAGAAGGCTAGGATTGGTGATCGCAATGCTCTTGCAACGATCATGGGGAACATCAAATCGGAATCTGGTTTCCGACCTAATGTTTGTGAAGGTGGTGCTCTCGTTCCTTACAAACAGTGCCGTCGTGGTGGTTACGGACTTATTCAATGGACCACCACAAAACGTTACAACGGTCTGGGTAAGTTCTGTAACAAGTATGGATGTGATCCTTCGTCACTTGAAGGTCAAACTCGTTACATGATCAACGAATCACAATTTCAAAAGATTCTTCCTGAGTTTCAGGGAGGTGGATGGCCCGTTCATCAATACATGGTTCCTGCATACTACTGGCTTGGTTGGGGTATCAAAGGAAACCGTGAACATTATGCATACCAATACGTGAAGAAATTTGTATGGACTTGAAAGACTGGTTAAATTCAATCAACCTCAACAAGACTGACTTGATTGAAGAGGATGCTTCTCTTGAGAAGGAGTATCCTCCTTTTATTATCAACAAATGTATGTCGGGTCATCTTGATACCGTCCTCTACGCGAATGAGATGAACATCGCTCATTCACTACCAAAGAAACTCCAATATGACTTTTATCTAAATAGTGTGAGGAAAAGGAAGAGATTTTCTCCCTGGCTCCGAAAGGATAAAGTCAAGGACCTTGATGTAGTTAAATCTTACTATGGTTATAGTAATGAAAAGGCACAACAAGCCCTCCGTATTTTATCTCCTGAACAAATTGCATTTATTAGATCTAAACTTGATACTGGAGGAAAACAATGAGTATCGCGGAACCTGAGGTTCGTTGGTCTCCTGATAAAATGGTAGAAGTGACTTTGAGAGAACCCGATGATTTTCTCAAGGTTCGTGAGACCTTGACCCGTATTGGAGTTGCATCCCGTAAGGAGAAAAAACTCTACCAGTCATGCCACATCCTGCACAAACAGGGTAAGTATTTCATCGTTCACTTCAAGGAACTGTTTGCCCTTGATGGTAAGAAAGCTAACCTGACTGTGAATGATGTTCAACGTCGTAATCGCATCACACAACTTCTGTGTGACTGGGGATTGATTGATGTTGTCGTGGAGGAATCGGTTGCTGAAGTTGCCCCTTTGAACCAGATCAAAGTTCTTTCTTACAAAGAGAAGAATGAGTGGGCTCTGGAGACCAAGTACAACATTGGTAAGAAGAAAAAAGTAGAAGAAACCGCATAAATAGAACGTCGCTCTTTCGTGCGCGACTCTATACATACGGAATATACGCTACTTTATGGGGGTTACCAACACCCCCTTTTTTATGTCTTCTTGTATAATTAGTATTGGATGCCGAAAGGGTCCACACAATCTAATCTCGCTTTCAAAGGAGAAGTACAAATGACTAACCTCACCAGGTATACGGCTGCGGATCTTAATACCTTGATGGATAAGATCACCAAGAACAGCATTGGTATGGACGAATACTTTGATCGTCTATTCAATCTTCATGAAACTACAAAGAACTATCCACCTTATAACCTTATTCAGGTAAATAATGTTGAGTCGCATCTAGAAATCGCATTAGCTGGATTTAAAAAAGGAGAAGTCAATGTTTTCACGGAGTATGGAAAACTTTTTGTCGAAGGGCAACGGGAG